ATGCGCTTGGCCACGGCTGGTACAGGCAAAGGCGCTTAGTTCAGTTTTCACCACGCCATACTTGGCAATGGCTTCTGCGTCTTCCACCACTTCATAAGCGATGTCTCGCAGTGCTAGATCCATGTAGCTGACCACTGCCACGTTAGGCCGCGTCTTGAGACTGCTGCTGCTGTAGCTAAAGCCTTCTTCGGAGACGTTGGCCAGCGTGAACAGATACGATGGATCGACAGGCTTATCTTGCGAAACCGTCAGTGAACCAACGGCCCAGTAAGGCATACAGCGGAATACGCTGCACATATCGTTAATAAGTTTGTATGCTTCCTCGCTGGTTTGGATGTTGACATTGCAGCTAAAGCGAGGTTCGTAACTGCCAAAACCATCGGGAACAAATTCACTGCAATACTGACTAGCAGCAAAGAACGACCATTTATCTAGTTGCGTGGTGTCCAGATGCTCGCCTAATCCATAGCGACTGGATGTCAGTAGGTCCCACAATATCCACGCGGGATCTGAGCACCATTGCGCAGCGCCAAAGGTGCCGTTCCAGATGCCGGCGTAAGCCAAGCTGCCTGTTGATTGGTAAACAGTGGCATTACTAGGAATGGCTACTTTTACGCCGCGAATTAAATAGCTGCGTTGCGGAATGTTATTGAACTGCTCAGCATCAATACGGATGCCAACTAATGCGCTGTTTGGATAGGCAAGGCGGCTGTAGATGATCTCTGTGTAACTGGTCCAAGTAAACTCATTAGACAGGCGTAGATCGGTGCTGTCTGCGCTAATGCGTACCATGCGCACATCCACTGGGAATGCACCACTAAGGTTTATGAGATATGCCTTTTGGTATGGGTCGCCAGTGCGGCCAGATATTGTGTCATCAATGACAGTGGTAAAGCCGCCGCCATTATATTGAATTTGAATTTGTAGGCGGAAAGATTGGCCAACTGTATCGCCTTCATTAGTTATCTCCTCTAGCCGTGGCACCGTGATCGTGATGCGTACTGCATCAGTTTGTGAATCGGTGATGGTGCGCGTTACAGGGCCATCATTGCGAACAGTGACACCTACGCCGCGTTCGTCTTCAATAGCGTCACTGAAGGGAATGGCATCCTGGCTTTGCGTGCCATTGCGCGTGTAGACAGTTACGTTTTGGAAGTTATAGGTGCCGTCTGGATTTTGTAGCGGCGTGTTGTCTAGATAGATGCTTTTGAAGCCATCTTTTAATCCTTGAATTTCACCCTCACTAACTAGGTCGATTAGCTGTGCATACTGACGCGAGTCAAGGCTGTCGCGGGCAGTTGTTGGTGTGCGTGCAGCGCCACCACCGCCTTTACCCATAGCACCGCCAGCACCAGCGATCAAGGCGGTCATGCCGCCACCTGCACGGTGTCAATGCCGGCCGAAATAACTACGCTGCCGACCAGCGTTTCGCCGTAGACGATGGGGACGGGAGTGCCTTGCCTGCTCGTATTTTGAATGCCGCTGAAGCTGTAGCTTTTGCGTGGGTCGTCTTGATTGTCTGCGCCTTGCGCTACTTTTGGCGTTGGCGTTAGGAGCTGGGCGACGCCGCCGAGGGCAAGTCCAATACCCGCAAGTAATCCAGCTTGAGTGCCAAATGCGACGGCCTGCAATGCGAAGCCAGATAGAGATCCTGCGAGTGCTGCACCTGCCGCCAAGCTAGCAATACCGAACGAAAGCGCAATCAACGCAATCCCGGCAATAATCCTTCCCACCGCACCAGCACCAGCCACCACTGGCACGAAGCTGATGGGTGCTGCGCCAGCCGGATCATGCAGCTCTTCTAGCGCCAAGTCGTAAGTGCCGATGCTGACGCGGTAGTGCTGATCGCTCATGTGCGTCTCAAGCTCTGGCCAGTTGGCCAGCAAAAACCGCACTGCTTCGGCGGCAGTTGCCACATCAGCTTCGAGCACGCGATGGCCGATGAATTTTGCGAGCTTGCCGTATAGCTTGATCTTACGCAGCATGACGCAACCTCCTTCCTGTACATTTTAGTAGCCAACCGCCATAAAGGTCGCGGCTACTTAAGCGGCTTTGAAGGTGGTGAAGGATGGTCTGATCGCCTAGGTAAACGGCGCAATGGTTGAGGCCAGTGCTGTTGATGGCCATCAGCAAAAGGTCACCAGGCTCCAGCGCCTCGTCTTCCTCCAGCTCGCGGAAGCCAGTTTCTTTCCAGCAGCGGTCAAAGTATGGCTCTGCCTGGAACTGCTCAGGGCTGGCGCAGCGTTCCCAGTCACGCAGCATGATGCCATTCTCGGCGTACCAATCACGCGCCAAAGTCCAGCAGTCATGCACACCAAACACCCACTCACGACCAATTAACGGCGCCTTGAAGCCACATGGCTTGCATTCGCCCCATAGCTCAGTCTTTGGGTTGACGATGTGCCACGGTAGGCCATTAGCCTCGCAAGCGGCACGATCTGCAGGCGATGGCGTAGGTGGCGTGACGGGATGGCTATGCACCACGGCAATGATCTCACCGGCATCCTCAGCAGCGGCCCAGTCATCAGGCGCCAGCACGAAAAATTGATCAGGGCTAGTTGCAAGGTTCTTGCATGGCCAATACTTGCGGCGCCCTTTGCGCACGATGAGCAGCCCACAGGCTTCGCGGGGATCTTCGGCCTTTGCGTGTGCTAGCGCGTCGTCTTGCCAAGTCATGTGAAGAACGTTCCAATGCCTGGGTAGCTTCCGTATGGCAGATTTGAATCGGCGCGGAAAGTGTAGTTTTGATCTGTGGCGGCAAATGTATAAGTGGCGGATGGGATGCCGTTGAATTGGTAGATGCCAAAAGTGGCTAAAATACTGTTGCTTACTATAGCTTGGCTAATATCATAGACTTTGCGCTTTTGCGCACTTTTGCCTAAGGTAATCCAGTAATAGCGTATGTTGGTGATTATTGCACCTCTTGAAAGCGGCATAATACTGCTATTTGCAATAAGTTGGCCTACGCTGCCAGAAGCATTCAAGTCTACTAGAATGCTGGATCTATTTACTTGGCCATTAAACGATCCTATCTCCGAATAAAACTGCCCTGAGTCCACAGTAGAACTAAGCGTCACCGCATTGCCAGCCACTGCTACCACTTGCGTATTGGCTGGCAGATAGTTACCAAACACTGCCATACCAGGGATGATGCCAGCAGCGCTTGATAATACAATCTGCGTGTAGTTACTTTGGATGGTGCCAGCGGATACCACGTACGTGCTGGCAAAAGAATTTTGATTGACAGTTACTAGATTTCCTGCAACGCTGGAAACTGTTGTGCCAGTAGGCAGACCAAAACCACTTACGGGATCGCCACTGCTAAATGACACGGGCTGTGCCAATACAATGATATTGCTGCCGACTGTAATAGTGCCTGCAAAGCGTTGTTGAGAAAATCGTAGTTCACAACTGCGTAGCCTTTTGCCGCATACATCCTGGCCGATTGCTGCCACTGGCACATCATTAAAGTCAAAATATGCGTTGCCGGTGTAGCCGCATTCGGGACCGCGATAGGTCCATTGGCATACATTGCTTACGCATTGCCGCTTTGGTGCTCTTACGCCTATAAGGTCAAATGCAGCAGCAAGTTCAAACTCAATTAGGTCGCGGTTTTCTGATGCTTTGCGGTCGATGTAATATATTTCTCGTGGAAATTCTGCTGTGGGATCTGGCGTACCAAGCGGATTGGTGCCGCCGGGGAAGTTAACGCCGTCGATGTAGCGTGCCAGCGTGCGAATGCGCGTCACCTTGGCGCCTTCTAGGCCATTTGGCAGCGTGAGGATAATGCCAGTGATGGTGCCATATATGTTGCTTACGCGCAGTTTTGGCCGTGGCAATGATCCCGTGCCGCTGTATTCAAACTCAGTTGCCTCAATGGGAAAGGCTAGATATGCTTGGCCATTCCAAACAATATCGCCGTTACTGCCAGTTGCGTTCGTGCCAGCGTGGAAATAGTACGTCTCATTAACGCCATGCTGCGTTGCATTTAGTTCTAGCTGAAACAGCTCGATGATTGCGCTAGGTGCAATCTTTTGTAGCTCGGCATTCAGTTGCAGGAAACCATCACCCTCGGCATAGCCAGTTAGCCAATAATCAGGCTCGACA